GTTTATATCCTGTACCAGATTCATAAGAATTTAACATTATAATTCTATCACTTGTGGAGGTCCACTCTTCCGGAAGTTTCCCTATAAATTCAGATTTATATTCGTCCAAAGACATCCTATAAATTCTACCTTTATGGTAGATAGTATAGGTATTATCATCCTCATTTATGAGTTGAAAATCGAGATTTAGATCGTCCATTAGATATTATTGTTAAGTCTTGGTGCGGTGAGATACCATCCTGTCAATATATATTTAGTTTGACTTAGTGGTGGATTACCTCTATGGACGTGAGTGAACGCAGCAGGCCAAATTACAACAGTTCCTGTAGATGGTTTAATTCTTTTGTTCTGATATAAAAATTCAGTTTCTCCACCTTCATCAATATCGTTCAAATATATCGACCAGACAGCAGTTCTAGGGGAAAAGGCATATGATGAATTTTCACAATGCCAAACATGATATCCACCACCGGGTTCAGTTTTTTGTATTTTTACATCAGAAGAAAATATTGTTTCATGCATCAAATTGGGAAACATGTCGTTATAATGAATCCAACACGATTGTAGATACTGAGATATTCTCTGAACCTGCCTTCGTGAATAATGGTTCATCATTAAACTAATATCACTTCTACCCAATTTACGATTTCCAAATTGAGTCTCACCATTCATAATTTCTGCTTGGATATCTTCATCTACATTATTAGTGGAGATATCTTCTAGAAGATTATCGTACTCTTCGATAATTTCTTTACAGATTACTCTAGGAACAAAATTTTCCCAAACGGCAATAAATTGATCTACACTTCCTTCCTCTCGCGTCAAATCGAGAGGTTTAATTGGCATAACACCGCCATGACCTACAATAGACATAGTTTGAAATTCAAGATGATAACAAAATTATTTAGTACGCCTTAATCATGTATTTTAGGCGGAAATACGGAGACATCAGAGATAATTTCTCCGCTGCCTGTAGTCTAACATCTAATGAGTTGTCCCAGGTCTGAATGTTAGAATTTCTTAACGTAAGTGTTGCTGGATTTACTGACATCCCTAGCTCATTAACTATGTCTTTGGTCATGTTAATGGTTGGACCCCTATTATTACTATCAGCATATGATTGCGTATATGTTGCTGTACCACCCGCAAATACATCGTTATAAGATGTTCCACCATCACCATTATCATTACCAAATGTTCCTAATGGTAGAGTTCCATCAGTACTATCCCAAAATAATTTGTGAGAGTGTCTTCTAATTGTTGCTCCACCTCTATCAAATGGATTTACACCACCAGAACCGCTTTGATTATTGTAAGCACCAACTGATCTACCACAACATGATGGGTCTCCAGATGCTGCTTCAGGTCCTTCACCTCCAGTTGCCTCAATAAAATTAGCGCGGTGATCATGCGGTGGTGGTCTAGATACAATTACATCATCAACATCAGACGCAGACCAAAAAGCATTACCTGCTAATTCAACGTCAACAATTCCAGTAATTGAATCCCATCCTAAAGTATTATATCCACCAATCTCAAAAGTATCATCTGCTACGCCACCAAAAGTACCTCCTTCAAATCCTATTCTTTGGATACCATAAGCATCATACGCATTAGGATGTTGTGCCTGCCAGGGTCTAGTTTCTGGACTCGCTATTGATTCGATTCTAAAAGTTACTCCAGTAGTTTGATATTGTACTGGAATATCAAATGCTAATTCAGTCCATCCACCATATGTATTATCCCATTCATCAAAAGTAAGAGTAGTATTGCCTTGAACTGGTACAACAGTTTCAAATGATCCGTCAGGCCAATAAAGTCTTAAATCATCCCCCGGATCACCACCATTATTTGGTCTTTCACCACCATTAGAATCATTACCAGCAATAATGAATACAAATATTCTAGTGTAACCCGTTAAATCTACTGTATATTGAACACTTCGATTTATTTGAATAGTACTAAATGGTGATAAATTATATGTACCAAATGCTAAGTATTGTCCGTTATTAGCAACAAATGGTTCAGTAAATCCACCAATTTCTGTTGTTCCAGCAGGTTCAGAACCATCTCCATAAGGAATTCTAGCAACACCAGTCAAAACTTCTGAACTTGTTAAAAACGTATCTGTTACATCATAGTATACTCTTGGGAAAGCTTGATCTCCTGGGGTAATTTCTGAATTTGGTGGTAGTTGTCTTACTGTATCAATAATAAATTGACCTCCAGTAGATCCAGCAAGTGATAAATCTGGTTGTGATCCACTATTTCCCGGTCCAGCATTTACAACAACTGAAGCACCAGATCCTATATTACCATCAATAAATCCAGTTCCTTTTAATTTAACTGATCTATAATCAGGAAGATTAAATGTAGTGGTTGTAGAACCATATTCATCACCAATAACATTGTAAAGTGCTGGATAATCATCTATATCTACAGTTCTACCATCACAAGGTAACCAACCAGGGAACAAATTTTCTATATTCCAATTATTTCCTTCAGTGTTAATATTTCCATCATTAGTCCATGTAGAAGGTTTAGGAACTTGCATAATAGTTCCAATACTCACACCTAATGCTTCTTGACTTTTAGAATATTTTACTGGCATGGTTAAAATTTTATAAAGTATTCTACTAGAACAAATTTAGCACCAATATTATCAAGTTTGAATGTATTATCTGCTCTCACGTTAATTGTTGTCACTAAATTAAATGCTTCCACTTCAGTTGGAACAGATAACTCAGTAGAACTTCTCTCGACTCTTTCAATCTCAAATTGATGAGAGTGCTCTGTATCTTCAAACGTTGAATTAGTTCCAACAGTTGCTGGACCAGATCTTGCCTGTTGAGTATCACCAATGTTGGGAGAAGCATCTTCTGAAGCACACTGAATTCCTTCATCATTACTACATTCAGGTTGACCAGCTTCATTGTCATAATTAGGCACTTCATCCGAAACTGATGGTGGATTTATTCTAAATGATTGTGGAAAATTACCATAATGTCCATGTGATAGGTATCCACCAATCGAAACTGAAGCAGCCTCAAGTCTTGGTTGCAAAGTAGAAGTCATGACACGTTGATTACTAAGTTGAAAATCATACTGAGGAACCCCTAAAGATCCATCATATCTTACTTCATATTCACCAGATTGATTAAGTCTAAGTTCAACACCAATTCCCGCTTTTGGAAAATCTTCACCGTTTCTTGGAGCATTTAGAAATTGATACTGACCCTGTGCCGTACCAGCAGTTATAGTTTTTGATCCTAAATCTGGTAGTTGGAACTCATCTTCATCAAGTTCAGTCTGTTCTTTCTTAAATCTACAATCATCACCAACACCCAATATACCAGCTAATTCTGGATAATCATCTACCCTCAATACTTCACCATTACATCTTAAATATCCAGCTGGAACCGCATCTTTAAATTCAGGATCATTGGGAAGTGATCCAGTCAATGATCTTGGAAAGGCAACAATAGTACCAGGAAAAATACCATATTTTCCTTTTTCAAAAGAATATCTTGCCGGTGCCATACTAGAATGCTCTAATAATATGAATTATTTGTAACGTGGGTGTGATAACATCAGCAGTAAATTCTGCTATATCAGTAATAGTACTATTTAGTGGCGTAACATTACCTGTAGTAATGTTATTAAGTGTGTATTGCGAATCAAAAAAGAAATTTCCTTTCTGAATTTCAAAAAATTGATCTGGGTGTCTATGTGGCGAAGGTTCTTCAGGTGAAGATTGGAAGTTAATAATATCCGTAGCTAAATTAACAGGATAGGGAAGAACACTATTACCGTTTTGGGGATTGCCGCCACCCTGTGAAGTTGTTGCTTCAATAGTATCAAAACTTGATAATAGATGGTTGTATGGACTTGTAGTGAGTTCAAAATCAGCAGATGATGGAATCAATCCAAAACCATTATTACCATTAGCTTTAGTAAATAATGATTCTAATGAGTTTGCAGATTCAAAAATATAAATTTGAGTACGACGATTTAGTCTGGTATTTGCTTCGTTTTTATATACCTGATAATCCTCACATTGATCATCACAACATGGACCAAGAGGGAAAGCTGTAAAACAATTCAAGAAACAAGCATTAAAACCTTCAGCCGCTTGACTTTGGCAAGCTTCAATAAATCCAAATGGCGGAGCAATAACTTCCTGTGTTTCAGGATGACTGTGAGTAGCTAAGTGGTGATCTCCAAGCATTCTAGATTGAGAAAGAATAGCGTCAAAATAAATTGGTGGGTTAGCATCAAAATCTGTCAATGTTCCCCTTAAATTAGACACCGGATCCACACTTACAAACAAATCTATTTTTGAAGTTGCTAATGAGGTGGAATCATTTTCAGTTTCATTTAAATCATTAATTTGAGCTTGAAACAAAGGATCCATTTCAGATCCAAATAGAGAAGAATGATTAGTATGATAGTCTACTACTTCTTTTCCAACTAATCTTGGAATTTTGAAAGAATTTCCACTACCACCATAACGATATCCAAGCATATCAAATAAATCTTCAAATTCATTCGTGTCTAATTGATCTCCATTACAGATTAACCAACCTTTTGGTATAGCGCCAATGGCACCGCACCAGGGAACAATAGTACCAATACTTGTTCCCCTTAGTGTCTTTAGTGTGTTATAATTTACTGACATATTAGATCTCTACTAGTCTCCAACCTTGTAAACTTCCTTCGATTGTATTAGCATCGGCATCTAAATTACCAACGTAAATTAATCCAAATCCAGCGTTAGGTGTATTAACAACTAATTCACCACCATTATAAGGAGTTGTTCCTGGTAATCCTAAGAGACTTCCAGTATTATCTCCCTGAATACGAACGCCAACTGGTGCTCTAACAACTAACTGTGTATTATATGTTAGATTTCCAGCAATATCAATAATTCTAACCATATCACCGGTAGTTGCACCAGTTGGTAACTTAAGAATTAAAACAGTTTCTGATCCTGTAGGTCTTACAAAATAATTTGTATTTGCTATCAAGGTTTCAGTGGCGCTAACTGTTGCTTCACTATTGCTTGTAGTTGGAATATATACCCATTTTCTAGCGCCAGTGGTGGTAATATAGTTATCTATACCACCAACAGTTTGTGAAGAATTGAACGTGACTACATCTTGGAATGTTGACTCATTTGTTACCTCTAATTGATCTGGTAGTAGTATACCATCATTAGTTGTGGTAAGTTTAATGTCATCATTATAGTACAGATCAACTTCACCATTATTATCAAAGTTTGCTCTGATATAATTTCTACCAGCAAAACTATCTTCAAGGACAAATGTACTTCCGGTTTGTAGTCTCAAATCTCTACTTAAAGATCTGATAGATGTAGCATTATCAGGTCCGTGTACGATTTCACCGTCATCATCGTCACCAAAGTAAAGACTGATGTTGTCAGGGAATCTTACACTATCATTAAATACTGTCTCAGCATTAACTGTTAGATTTCCACCAAGAGTGAGTGTAGAAGCAGGTCCAACTAGATTTGTTGGTCCATAAACTGTAAGTCCACCGTTGCTAATGTTGTCACTGATTGTTGTTGCTCCAGTAATAGAATCAACATCAAATTTGAGAACGTCAACTCCATTGAAAATTTGGAATCTCTTATTGATAACAGATACTGAAGTACCGACCAATACTGCTTCACCAGAAGTTCCATCATCAGTTCTTGATAGGAACAGATATGAACCTAATGGCAACTCACCACCAAATTCAGATAGATTAACAATATCAACGGCACCAGTTGCGTCAACATCAACAGTCAACCAAGTAGTATTCAGAGCTACGTTAACTCTTCTTGCTAAAGTTGTATCTGGGTGGTCGCTACGAGTTGGTAAGAAAGTACCATATGGTTGTCTTTCAACAATGATAAAATATGGTGCGGTATTTATTCTTCTTAGTCCACCAACAGCAACTCTAAGAATTTCAGGATGTCCTCCTCCGGTGGTAGGACTATCAACAACAATATCATCACCTTCAGCAAAAACTCCATCAGGACTTGATACTAATGGTAAGTAGTATTGGTTACCAGTTAGAGCAGGTAAAGGAGAGTTATCATCTCCTAAAAATGTTGGAATTGCATCTTGGAAGAATGAACCTCCCCAAGTTCCAGCACCAGCAGTATCAACAGCAATCTCTTCGCCAGTGAAGATAACAAAGTCAACATTTTTATCTTCAGGAATACCATTTGGATATCCAGTATGTGCTGTTTGTGTGCTACCTAACTGTGAACGATCAGCATTAAATTCAAATGATGCTGTACCACCAACAACAATGGAACTGCCTCTAACTCTTAGTGTAGCATCAACTGTTAGACTATTTCTAATAGTAGTGATACCACCTTGTGCTCCCATGTTAATACTAGCAGCATTAACAGCAAAATTAAGTGTAGAAGTTGCACCAGAATTACTGAAGAAGTTTACCGTTCCAGCAGAACCAGTAACATCAAGAGTATCAGTAAATGCTTTATTAAGACCAACAGCTAAGTCACCCCAAATGTTAGTTTGCTTTGTCTTAACTGTAAGTACGCTATTAGACTGGTTTTGATCGTATGCGCCACCAAAATTTAATCTGGAAATAGACGCATCTTCAGCAGGATTGCCAATAGTAAGTCTTAGATCATCAGACAATACAAATGCGTTTAGGGTAGTAGCATCAAGAGTCTGTTCTGCGATGTTAAAGTTATTAGACAGACTACCAATGTTGATAGTATCAGCATTTTCACCCACATTGAGTGTGCCGATAAATCCAGCATTGGAAACAAAGTTAAAGATACCATCTGTAATGGCAGTTCTTACATCAGCAGTATTAGATCCACCTCCACCGTCAATATCAATATCATTCTCAAATCTGAAGTCTCCGGTAATTCTAGCATTACCATCAACAACTAGATTTCTGTCTAGTTCAGAATTTGTTACGTTGATACCAACTTTACCACCACCAGAGGTAGCAATTCTGAATGTGGATTCTAAATTAGGTGTTTCGCTATCCCCACCAACTAAGAACGCATTGTCAAGAACTAATGGGGCGCGATCACCTGGATTTGCTTCATCTCTATAGTCTGGTGTTCCTTTACCACTAATAAATGCGTTACCTACAACATCTAGATTTGCTCTAGGATCTGTAGTATCAGGATCAATATATGAATTGGCATAAGCACTATGTGGTGATCTAGCAACTGTATTGATACCTAACTTAAACTCACCTAGAGTTGTAGTTTCAGTTCTAAGTGCCTCAGCACCAATAACACCCAATTCCTTCCAATCAGAATTAGAGATAGAAACTTCAGCATTTAGTCCTGGTCCGATTGGATCTCCTGTTTGTGGGTCAATCGATTGCCAGAGTTGGAATGTATCAAATGTAATTAGAGAGTCAGTTTCAATATCAATAAAATCTGGATTTAAAACAGGATTAAATGTTGGTAGGTATAGTTTAAATCTACCATTGATTGTTTGACTTAGTAAAGTACCGGTAGCACCAACTATTCTAATAACAGATTCAGCATTTAATCCAGTAAGACTAACTACATCCTGTGTTGTAATTCCATTCCAATATAATCTAAAGAATGTTGTATTTTCATATCCAATTCCACCACCAGTATCAACTTCAATTAAACTTGTTCCTTCGTTAATCTTAGGTGTCGCAACAGTTAAAATATCATCGTTAGGAATAATATTAAAAGTGTTAGCGTATATCCAACCAAGGGATCCATTCTTGTTGGTTTGTTTTCCTTTGAATAGAATATCTCCAGCCTGAGGAACATTTACTAGGTTTCCATAGTATACATTTTGATCTCCAAATAACTTATTCGAACTTGGATCCGCAGGATATGACAACGGTGTATTATTTGGTGTCATATTGGAAGGTTGAGGATCCGGAGTACCGTCTTGGTCCGGATCTTCCAAGAAGTTATAGTGTGTACGGAAACTATAATCTTGTCCTGGAATACCAGAAGCACCATTGCCTCTTGGATTAAACGCAAAGATCGCAGATTCAATTCTATTCTTGGATAGTGTTATATTACCATCACTTGCTTTAGCAAAAGATGTATTTGCTAAAGTTGGGTCATCAAAATCAGGAGTATCTGGATTTACTAAAGAAGCAATGGAGAGTGAATAAATGTCCGGACCAAGTAAATTAGTCTGTACATTTATTGAAACTGGCGCAGTAAATGTAGAATTGCCTTTAACAAGAATTTTATCCTTGAATGTAACAGGAGTAATAAATGTAGTTACAAGTGCAGCACCTAGTAGGTCATCTTCATCTCCAAATCCATTAAGTTCAGCACTCTCAAGGAACGTCTCTTCGCCTGTAATAGCGTTGACTTTCTTGTTACCGATGTAGAGGTCACCGTTGGAGTTCAGACCCGTGTAGAAGACGATACCGCCGTCCTCACGCTTTGCCTGAGCGTAGAAATCTTGTTCGTCGGTAAGAATAACTTCCTGACGTAGTGGGAAACCAGTTGAGTAATTACCAGGACCAAATCCTAGATATTCAAACGTGTGGTTACCAGATCTAGCGATAGAAGGACGACGTAGTTCAACATACAGTTTGGAATCTGCTTGTGTTGTTGATACACCCTTAATAGGAATTGAGCGGTCTTGTGCTCCTGCTTCCGCTAGACCTTCTTGCGCTCTAATTCTAGCATCGATACCATTTTGGTTTTCAAAAGTATATTCAGACAGAGCAGGTTGTTCTGTAAGATCTATAATTGCTTCTTTAGTTTCACTATATCTAAAGTCATTAACTGTAACTAGACCATGAGTAAAGTTATCAGCAGCAGAATAAGTTGCTGGAGGATCATTAATGTCAGTTCCGTAATATACTGGATCTAATTGCTCATACCAGATAGGATCATTTGTATAATCTACTGGATATAAGAATCCAATTGGTTGTGAGAACTTAAAGTTTCTAAAGTTTTCACCAACACCAGGACCTGTTGGGAATGGTGATACATTACCGCGTAAACATGTTAGATAGTATTCACCATCTTGCTGTCCTGGAATTCTTTCTGTAAGTTCTTCGATACGGAAGATGTAGAAAGTATCTTCAAGTTCACCAACATCTTCTACACTATCGATGTAGTATTGTGTTTGTGAGTTATCATCTTCAATGATGTCACCCGGAACCATTGTAAAAAGATTAGCACCTCTAATTGCATAGAGATAATCATCTCTATCAGACTTACTTAATCCATCAGCATCACCAACACTATCTGGTTTCGCATCTAATACAGCAAAAGTTGCTCCTTGTGTAAATGTAGTCTCGATAGTTGGATCCGAAGCAGTTAATGCTTCAGTAAGAGGATTATACTTAATTTCTCCAGTTAAGACTCCTTTAATTACAAGGAACCAATCTTGGTCTGTTGGATCAGAACTTGTAAATGGTTTGTCAGATGTAGTAAATACTCCATGTAAGAAACCAGTACCAGAACTAAAACCAGTCCACTCAATAGGTTGAGTATTGTTGTTGGCATCCCCTACAAAACCAGATCCACCTTGAGGTGGTTTAATTTTGACAACCGTAAATCTTTCATTTTTAATACTTGGTTGAGTAATTGTGTGATCGTAAGCAATTACTTCCAGATAACTATTTCCGTTTGGATCTTCAATAACTTTCGCACCCTGAATTGTAAAATTAAACTTACCATTTAAAGTTTCTACAATTTTAGGGTTAGCATATGGTTCATAATTTGGTACTGTATTAGCAGGATAAGATGCTGCTGGGAAACCAATTTTTAGTCCATCTTGGAAATCAGTATTAATTGTATTGTCGTTGAAGAACGTAGCAATAGAGTTGTTATTATAACCAGAACCAGGAGCATGTTGACTTGCTAAAATTGGTTTTAGAATTAACTTCTGTGGTTTCAGTCTTCTTCTAGAGTCAGTTCTAACTTTAATAACAAATCCGTTTAGTGGATCTCTTACAGTTTCTAAGTATTTTGGAATAACATACTTTAACTTGTATATTCTATCTTCAGGAACTCTATCGTCTAGAACTCTCTCGAAGAATGTATCCTGTGTTCTAATTTCAGCAGGATTTGAACCAGAATATGTTGTATCAGCCTGGAACTGAGTAAATCTGTAAAGTATGTTGAATGGATCGCTGCCTGGTCCTGCTACAAAGGCACTGCTGCCCGCAACTTGGACCGGAGCATACCAGTCAGAAAGAACTTGTAAATACCATTGACCTGTTGGACTTGTAACTCCACCAAAAGAGGTAGGTCTTGGTTCAAATCTAAGTGGAGTAAATCTCTTATTAGAATAAGTTAAGAATGGATTTACAATATTGAGATTTAAAATATTAACATCAGATTCAGCATCTAATTTTGTAAGATAGATATCAAAAGTATTATTTGTTTTATATCTTACAAAATACGATTGTTGTGGATCAACCGTTAATGTATTTCCATTAAATTCAAATGTTGGTAGTGGATTACCTTCAAATTCTCTAAAGAATACAGTTTGTGCTTCAACATTTGCATTATTTGTTGGTACGTCAAACTGATGATTTACCTTTGTTCTAATTCTACCTTCACCAGCATTACCTTGAGATGCGCTAGATTCATACTTATACAGATCATACTTATCGTCAAGGATAAACTGATTTACTTCAATAACAACATCATCATCAATCGTATCAGTTTCTGGTGAATAGATGTAATTACCAGCTTTTGCATTCTCTAAGGTAGTTGCAAGCATGAACACTCGCTGATCCGTACCCTCAAAGATTGAACCTACAGTAGAATAATTTTCTGGTGAAGTTATTCTACCAGGAGCAATTACATAATATTTGGTATTAGTTTCAAATCCTTTTGGTAGTCTAATTACTCTTGGATCTGGGTTTGTTCCGGCAGCAGGTTTTGGTGTGAGTCTAACTGGAGTACCAGTCTCCATGTTGTGTGCTGTTACACCAGTTGCTGTAAATAATGTTGCTCTGGTTGTCAAGACAGAGAAATCTTGCGTTGGTTCAATTCTATCAACACCAGAATTTTGTGGGTCACTATTTAAAATTTGTATAATATCAGCAAACAATCCACTAATAACACTGGCAGTTTCATCACACTCAGTTTCTCCTAGAGTCTGATTTGCTGTATCATCAGTAATTGTATCATCATACTCTGTGCTAAGATTAGAGAAAATTCCATCTTTCAGTCCTGCTGGTTCATCTCTAAGAGTAAACCATAGGAACACATTCGTAAGTGAAGCAGTAGCAGGTACGAGCACAGGTGATGCTCCACCCCAAGTATATCCACCCTTTTGTCCTAAAACAATTTGTGTGCCACCAACAATATCAACGATATAAGTATCTGCTGGAATTGTTGCTGTGGGTGTCGCACTTGGATTTGGTTCAATACCATTTGCGGCAATATCTACAGCAGAATATGATTCAACTTTCATGCCAACTGCTAGTCCAGCAGTAGATGGAACAGTAACAGTAGAACTTGCATTTGTTGTTTCACAACCACCCAGTAGGTAGTCAAAGTTTCGCATTGCTGCGATTGCTAATGCTTCAGTAACTCCAAGAGCCGCTTCCGTTTGTGCTAATTCATTCTCAATATAGATAAGATTATTATTAACAAAATACGCCTCTGCTGCTTGAATACTGTTGATATTTCCACCAAGTTTCAAGTCTTGAACAATAGCATCTACATAATAACCAATATCTCTATAACATGTTGTAATATCAATAGCAT